AGATTTGTGAGTCCATTTCCGAGTGATGTGTTCATCTCACCACTCATTCTATTTGCTTCGGAAATTGCTCTAAATGTTGCTGCTAATAGGGGGACAAACCCTGAAAGCAGACGGAGTAGCGTGGCGATGCCCTCCCGTATTGGATCCGAACATTGTCCAAATACGTGTAAATATATTGGAAACTCGATATTTTCCATCCAAAGCTTGGTGATCGAACTTTCAAAAGAAGTGAAGTCAGTTTCTAAATACATGGCGGCCCTACCTAACATGTTTTTAATGTAGGCAGGCCTCTCTGAAACTGGGACTTTTTTCACAAATTCTGGGAACACATTGAGATCAAAAATGATTTTCTCAACGTGCTTGAAAATCCAACCATATATGGCCTTTGCTAGAGAAGAGGGATTATAAATTGCCCGGGGATCCGTCACTTTCTCATAAAATTCAGACTTGATAAAAATTTTGTGAATGTTGATTTGATTCAAAACTTTATCTTGTTTTCCTGTTGAATTTTGTGATAAATAATTATCCCAGGCTTCCTTGTATTCCTTCGCTTTGGCTGGTTGCAAACATTGGAAGTACTGCTCCATCGTCATCAAATCTTCATCCCTTAGTTGTCTAATTCTAGGTAAAATTGTCCTTGAAACAAATTTTTTGAGTTTCATCAATTCTTCGAGAACCACTTTGGGTTTGAAACTTTGTGTGCGACCAATGAAAGATGTTGCAGTCGAGTTAAATGTGTTTAATGTTGGATGGGGTAAACACAATCCCATTCCGAATTTACATACGCCCTTGACAGGGACGTTTCTTGTCGACACGAAAAGCCTCTTGTAGGAAGCCTTCGGCGCCGGGGGTGAAAGCTTTACGGCATCACCCCTTGCCCGGAGTTTGACATGATCATTTTCTTTGAGTTGACCATAACCATAGAGATAAGACTCCATGGAAACATCCAGGAAACTCTTGGGAGTTTTTATGGGATCCCCGCCCCGCTTGATTCCCCCAGGGTTGGGGCGTCTGGTGGCTCATCAAGGGGGATTGGTGGACTTTCAGTCAACATGTCCTGTTGAATCATTTCCACAAATGCAGAAAGATTGTTTGAAGCATGAATGAACATTGAAAGACCATAGCAGAGAATTGTAACAAATCGGTTTTGAACCCCATAGATTCGACAGATTGTGGACGGTAAGGAAACGATATTGTGCATGACAACACGTGTCATTGCGTCAGAAGGTACACCACGTGCAATGTAAGAGTAGTGTTCCAACAAACCAAATCCCGTGGGAACCAAGAAATGTAATGACTTGACATATTCTTCCCAAACGGGGGCTTGAGTGAACAAGGCAAACCCATGTATTGATAGATTTGCATCTCGATTGGGAGTGTAATTTGGGATAGTGGTAATGAAATTTAGTAATGAAGTGTTTTTCCTAATCGGTGCCAAAATTCCCATTGGGGCCGAGGGCCTTGAGCTTGATTCAAGAGAACCAAGGGCAATCCCAGATAATAGTTTAGTAGTCAACGACATCTCTTCTGTTGGAGGTCCCTGTGGCATAAAGTGTCGAGTCACCACATATTCAATGAGGGGGATTGTTGAGACATAAGGTAAAAATCTGGGATTCTTATGTAATCCCAATTTGCAGGCAAATGAGGAGATAGGAAGACCTGCAGCCATGAATCCGGAACTAAAGGGTAGATTATTGACAAAAAGATTTAAAGGTGAAACATCTTTTTTAGTGTATAGTTGGAAGGCAAAATTTCCCACCCACGGTAGGAAAGAAATCAGGCCAATGTCGGCGAGATTACTGTATCTTGATGGCATGCAAAGATGTTCCTTCAATTCTTTCCATTTCCTGACCAATGAAAAGTTTTGGGATTCTTCAAAAGCCTGTGAAGCTATTGGTGACATTAAAACATAATTCCCATCCACCAAGCTGTAATTGCCATCAACTAACATTACAAGACAAGAAATCGTTGGGTCACCAAAAATTTCTTTGTTAGTAGACATGTTGGCTAGACTTGTTGCAATATTACTATAGATCCCCAATGCAGATTTGAAATTTGTGTATTTATTAGCACAAACAACATTGTTATGGAGCTTGAGGATTGAGATTTTAGGAGTTGTGGAAACATTCATTGAAGTCCTGATCTCCATCTCATGTTTGATGGTATATATATGATATGAAGTGTCCGGCGGTAATGAAGCTTGCATAACCCCAGCTTTGATTGAAGTGGTTTCCTTGTCGATAGAAAGGCAAGTAAATCTATGAACAATAAACTTGGTATCGACAAAGACTAAAGTCTTGTCGGCAAACCCAACTGGTGGGGCAGAGGAGAACATTACATCAGCTCTGAATGAAGCCTCATCACCAAGATTGTTCATTCTCTTCTCACGAAGAGCCTTAACTTTGTCTTTAACAGTGACATCGAGAGCTTCAATAGCGACAGGTTTTGCAAGTGAGTCACATGTGGGAATGAGACGACAAACAAGATTAAAATCATAAAAACCATCGGGTTCAATATATTCTTCCTCAGTGACTCCTGTCAAGTTGCAATAAACTCGCTTCAGTTCTTCAACATCATTGACATCAGGTTCACCACCAAAGAGGATTTGAATTCCTTCAATCCTAGGCA